TCGCATTGTTCAATTTTTATTATTAATTCCTTCCACAAGTTGAATGCAGCCTTTGCATCCTGTTTATTATATCCTTTGACATATTTTATGGCATAGCTTACAGGAGCGCTTGTGTCGCTTCCTTTATATGTCTTGTACGTTATTCTATAAGTTTTTAGCATTGTTTGGTGCATTAAGTAATCAAAATACAGGGAGTCGTTAAAGTTATCCCAAAATTCTAGTTTAAAAGGATCATTCATCGTTTAAAAGTTTTTCTAATTTATTACAAAGATTTGTATCTGAGTATTCTCTGCCATCCTGAAGCAATGTATCAGGCAGAACGGTATAGTAAATCGTATCTGATTCTGCCCACGTTATCTCATCATTCATTGAGTTAAAGCTTACAGGATATTGCTCGGATCCTATCTCTGTTTCTATTGCAACCTGATAAGCAACGTCTCCAATGTAAAATATTACAATGTCATCGTCTTGGTGTTCTATTTCAATCATAAGCTTTTTATGTATTTTTTGGCCTGCTGTTTCATGTAATCAGTATCTAGCCATTCAAGCAGCTCTATTGTGTCAAAGGTTAAAGTAAAATCTTTACCGTATTCGTCTTTTCCGCAGAGGAATGTTTCATTGTCTGCTGTTGACATGAACGTATTAATGTCATGTAATCGTTTTCTTATTTCTATTTTATTGCTCATGTTCGTAATTTAAAGCTTGTTCGTACTCATCAAAAAATTTTTCTTGTTCTGCTTTAACATCAAAAATAATGTATTCGACACAATCACTGTTGTTAGCAATTGTAACTCCATTTTCTAAAGCTATATAAACATAGCCTGTCCGTTCATTATAATCAACTTCAAAAAGCTCTTCATTTTCCGCGTGCTTGTAATAAGCTTGTAGCACCTGGATATATCTGCGCAAATCTGATTTATCCAATTTATTTAAAAAGTTTATTATCATTATCCAAAAATTAAAAGTGTGTAATAAAACATAACTATTAAGCTGCATACGCATAAAGCGCCAAGTATTGTGTCTTTCATTATTTAAGTGTTTCTAGTTGTTTAGTAAATCGTTCGTTTAATCTGTCAATACACTTTTCCCATATTTCTATGTTATGCGTGTTTTTCTTGCGTATAGATTCAAACTCTAAACCAGCGCCAAAGTTATTAGACCATTCTGCGTCGTTTGCTTTTTTCCAAAAGCTAAACTTTGCTTCTTCTATCTCTAAAAGCAATTTTAATTTTTCTGTTCTGTTCATCTTTATAGCGTTATTAATTAATTTGTCTTACAAATATATAACAATTATTTAGATTATTAACAATTTACAAAAGAAATTAACAATTTTATCTAAAAAAGATGCGTAAGCCTTGCTATTTGGCCGTTTTGATAATGGTGTATAAAGCCTTCAACCGCCTGAGGAGCGTGCTGAAATCCTTTTCTGTGATGCCATGAGTCCGTCGCTGATGGGGATCGCAAGCTTTCGACAGTTACACCTGCATAGTCTTTGCTTTGCTTGTGGTGTACATGATGCGTGTAAACGTATCTGTGTTTTGTTTTGCTCCATTCAATAGGAAATTCTTGAGCCATTAACAACGGAAGGTCTGCCTGCTTGGCGCCATCGCCATGAGTTGTGCCAATAAGATTATTTCCGTATCTGTAGCCTTTACGATGAGCTATTGAGCAATCAAATGTGATATTTTTGTTGTTTTGGAAATAAGTTTGTATAACATCTGCCAAGAAAAAACCGCTTTGGTAGTCATGGTTAGACGGATTGAAAGTAAAATGAACATCTGCAACAGCAATTAATTGAAGCAATACATCAACATAAAGCTGTTTAGCTATTAAGAAATTACTGTACCACATTCCTGTGGTGTCCTGATTTGTGCCGCTTGTGGTTGTTTGCTTTGGAGTATCTATGTGCAGAATATCATTACCACCGATAAATAAAATCTTGTCTATGGGAAAGCCTTGCGCTTTGTTTAGAATTCCTTGCACGCCCTCCTTAACCCTCTTTACAGCTATTTGGTTGTTATATGTTTCGCCTGTCTCAAATGAATCTGCTAATTTGCCTATGTGAATATCAGCAGGATCCAGGACCAAAAGATGTTCTTTTTTACCAAGCTTTCTTTTTATCTCAGGATATACAGGAGCGAATTCTTTTAAATCTTTTATTAGCTGTTTACTAAGCTCCTCTATCTGCTTCTGTGATTCGTCTTTATGTAATGGGTTCTTAAAGAATAGGCTAGCATCTTTTGTTTTGAGCCATCCATGCTTTACGCTTTCAACATCAACTCCTGCCTGCTCAGCTGCTGCCTTAACGCCTCTATATTGGAATATTAATTGCTGCTCGTCAACTGTTAACCTATATCTTTTATTCATAAGAATTTATTTACAACCTTGCCTGCTAGATACATAAAAAAGCCTAGCGCGCAAACTCCGATAATTAACCAAAAATAATTAGGTTGCTTCTGCGCTTTAGCTCTCTGTACTTCTACTCTTGTCTCTAATCTTACAGTATCTCTGTGTATTTTGTATTCTATTCGTGTTTCTAATCTTGTCTTCGGCACAAATACATTCTCGTAATGCACTATGGTATCCTTGCTAGAAAAGTATTTTTCGTAAACTATTGTGTCATGCCTAACTATTGGAATTGAATCAATAGTTGCTATTCTAATCGTATCGCTTGAAATAAGAGGTTCTAAGCCCTTTTTAAGAGCCTTCCTATAGTGATAGTTAGCTGAACAGCTAAACAGCGTTAAAACGCAAATAAGGCTATAAATTCGCATACTCTAGCTTTGCGTCAAAAGATGGGCAGGCTTTAGGCGCGAAGTCTCTGTGGCCGAAAATCTGCATATCTGCATTGTATTTATATATCAATTCAATCATTAGTTTAATTAAAGAATCTTTTTGCGCTGTTGTTCTTGTATCCTTAGCCTTGCTCATGTCTTTAGTCATTCCACCAACATATGCGATCCCTATAGAATCCTGATTTTGCCCTGATGTATGAGCGCCTGATTTCTTTATGCTGCGGCCTCGTTCTATTGTACCATCGATATGTATGAGAAAATGGTAGCCTATTGTGTTAAATCCTCTAGCTTTATGCCATCTAGTTATGTCAGCTACGTTATGCTCGCGTCCCTCAGGAGTTGCTGTGCAATGGATTACGATTTTATTTATCTTTCGCATTTATGTCTTTAAAGTCTTGCGTAACTTCTTTAGCTCTTGCAAATAGGTTCTTTAATGAATCCCAAATGTCAATGCCTTTAACCGCTTTTATATTTTCGTTCAAAGAAATTACTTCAATACTTACTAAAACTAAAGCAAGTATTTTAGTTATAAGAAGCTCTACGCTAAAAAATGTTAACACTATGTCGTTGATAATGTAGTAGTCTATCAAATAGAATAGCATTACGGTAACTTCGTATAAAAGTATTTTAGAAATTACTGCGCTTAATTTTCTTGACGTTATTGGTGTGCCTAATTTTTTAGATTTCCAAACACCTGTAATAGTGTCAACAATTACAGAAACACCGATAAGAATAAGTATGCCGCTGATAGGCATAAAAAAAGATGAAATAATAGCAAGTAGCTGCATTGAATAAGCTTTTAGTTTTAGTTGTAATATTAATAACTGCGTTTTCATTGTTCAAGTTGTTCTGTAAGTTGGTATGTTAGGTAAATTGCAAGAAAGCAACCAATAGCCTTTACGTGAAAAGTATTATCGTAGACCATTCCGAAAGCTGCAATGTAGCCAAACACGAAATATAATATTGCTAAAACTTTAGTATGCATTATTCTGCAGGCATAGGTTCGCTCCAGGATGGGCTTGCCATTAAAGTTAAAGCTTCTGCGTGTGTTAAAGTTTGCAAAGGCGTTACAGTACCGTCTGCTATGAACGTAGGTTCTGCATTGTACTTAATTACAAATTGCGTTTCGTCTAAACTTTTTCTAATCGTGTTTTCGTCAGTTTCACCTACTTGTGCAAAGTCAATGTTTGATAAATCTGCGATGTTTATTATTGCGTATGTTTCTGCTATTCTTGTACTCATTTTTTTATTTGTTTTTATGTTGGCACA